GCCTCCTTAACTCTTTTGGATCAATTTCCTCTGAATTTTTTGTGCATCACCTACTTGACTTCATACCATTAGACTTTACTCTTTATCCATCGTACCCGTATTCCCCGAATGCCACCATCTCATCGCCGCTTGGTGTCGTGAATGGGTGGCAGTAATATTCCATATCACTCCCGAAATCGGTTTCACGCTGATACCGATAAGGTTCGGTCTTGAGAAGAAGCTCAGAATACGGAACAAGCTTTTCATCGTAGCAGTCATACATCATCTCGTTTTCCTCAAACAGTTTGTACTGCTCCTTAGTGCAGATAACAATACTATGTGTAGAGCTGCTGTTGGTTTCAAAGACACTGTGTCTTACTTGTCTCATGGTTCCTCCTTACAATAAAACTCACGTTTTACGGTACAAAATGCGGCATAGGAAGGAGCTTGTGCCGATTGCGGGCGTGCAGCTCCTGGATTTTGTAGTCGATATCCTTGTCGCCACACGTCCCTTCCTCGATGAAAGTGTCAAGCTGCGCATATGTAAAGCCAAGGTTGTCCTCATCGGTCTTGTCACACAGACCATCAGCTGGGGTCTTATCGACAAGTCCCTTTGGAATCGGAAGCTCATACCCAATCTGCCGCACCTCGTGAACCATGAGATTGGCAAGTGGGCTAAAGTCCCCAGCACTGTCACCGAACTTGGTGGAGTAACCAACGTAATCCTCGGACATATTGCAGGTGTTGGCAACCCGTCCGCCATTCGGCAGGGACTGGGCGACAGCATAGAGCGTCGCCATGCGAATTCTGGCAGGCAGATTGATATTTGCCTGCTCTGATAATGGCCGGAAACCTTCATGAATAACCTGCTGAAGACAGAACAATGGATATCCGATCTCGATAAGAGATGGATTGATTCCTAAACAATCCGTCACTGTATAACTGTCATCAATATCCTCCTGCACATTATTTGGCATAAGAACACCGACAACCCGATCTTTGCCGAGCGCTTCGACACACAGGGCGGCGACCACCGTACTGTCCTTGCCACCAGAAATGCCTACAACAGCACTGCACTTTGGGCCGTTTTGAGCAAAATAGTCACGAATCCACTGAACAATTTCATTCTTCGTTTTCTTTGGGTCAGAAAGCATTACTATACCTCTTTTTCCATAGTTCTACTGTGTACTGCTGACCAAGAACTTGATCAATTAGACCATACACAATATTCCAGTCTCCACCGGCGAGACCGCAGCCAATCTTATATGGCATGGCAATCGCAGAACCGGCAGGAACAATGTGTTTGAGCTTTTCAAGGCAGTATTCAAAAGCCTTATAGTCCGTGTAGCATTGACCATCATATCCGTACCTGTCTTGAGCGAACATATTGACGATGGTTCTCAAACCAGTTTCGGTTCGCTCATCCTTGCAGTAGACGTGCTGGATGCGGCCAAGCAACTCACTTGGGTTGCTCTTCTCTCGATTGTAAGCAAGCCGATAGCGCTCATACGCCAGCGGGTACAGCTCACGAATCTGTTTGGCAACACCGCTCCCCATCTTGCCACGGCAATTTACTTGGTGGCAAATGGTAGGGGCGGTTGTTTGGAACAGGTCTCCATCAATGACTTTGATTGCCATCAGAACCGGCCTCCATGGAGATTCTGGCGCACTTCATCCAGCGTAAACTTCTTGATGATATCACCATTCTTGAACACGGTCTGAAGCTCATTGTTCTCCTGAGCCTCGGCCCAAGTCAGGCCATCCTCGTAGGTGTAGTTGTCGCCGTCCTTGACCACACGGCAACAGCCCATCTGGGATTTCTTAAAGTGGCCGGTGTCGGTTTTGGGGTTCTTGAAAATCATGATGGGTTTGCCGTCAGCGTCCTCTGCATAGGTGGCCTTCACGGCGATACCGAAGGTATCACGGGTATATGGAGCATAGGACTTCTGTTCAGCGTCCATTGTCTCAAGACATTGCATGGAGAAGGAGCCAACACCCAGCGCCACGTTGTTGATAGCAAACCCATTGTTCTCCAGAATCTGATAGACCTGCTGGCAACGCTGCGGCGTGATGCTGTCGCCATACAGCGCCTTGACATGAGAGTCCAAAACCTTGAACCCCTTACTGTTCACAGTGCCGCCAAAGATATCCCACAGGCGGAACACGGTCTCGGTCACAACCTGAACTGGGTCACCGCTGTCGCCACGGATGGAGATGCACCCGTCATGTGCCAGAATCTCATCCTTGAGTTGCGGCAGGATGTTGTCCACCAGATTCCAGTAGTCATAGCTGTCGCTGACCATAGAGAAACTCTGGTGTGGATAGATTTCAGTCAGCAGACGGCGGATATGGGTAATCTCATCGCCATCAATGGCAAAGTTGGAGCACATAACGCTATGTTCGGTGGACAGAGCGCCGTATGCAACTGGCTCATGCACACAATCGCAGTCGTAGTTATCCTCCAGCCAAAGAATGGCAGGGACGGTGGCCGTATTCAGGAAACTGAGGCAGAAAGCGGCGGAGCTCTTGGTGGCGCTTTCCACACTCTCCTGACCGCGCATAGAAAAATCGCCAAGGAGCCGTGCCCGAACCACACTGTCATCACAGGTGCGCTCGGCGTACTCATTGACGATTTGACGGTAGCGATAACCCACCTCGGCGGAAACCTGGGTGTGCCACATAGTGCAGGAAAGCATGGTCTCAATGGAGTTGACCAGCCACACGAAGTCCGGGTGAGTGTTGGAAATTTCAATTTGAGGCACCTTGATATTGGTGCGGGTTCCCTCCGGCACCGCCCGAATCTCCAGAGGCAGATAGCCGAGGTTGTGCAGAGCTTTCAGCCGCTGGATGCCAACGCCGTCTGTGTTAATAGTAGAGTTGAGAACACGCTTGTACTCATGCATCACATTTTCCCAATCCTCTACAAAGAAATTGATATTGAATACGTCGATAAGGTATTCTTTGATGAATGACTGAAGGCCAAACATCGTTACCTTATCAGTGTCGTCCAGCCGCGTCATGCGCGGCGTGTAGTAGGACACCATCTTGGTCAAAGTCTGCGGATACTGCTCTGCGTGGGCCGTCTTGTAGAAATCCAGGCAGAGTAGGGGATTGTAGTAAATCATATTACTCCCTCCTAAATAACAGTTATCTTGTCGTGCTCACCACGATAGATGCTGTCTGTCGTGAAAACGTGCTGAATCATACCATCTGTCAACACAGAACCTTTGAAGATGGTGTTCTCACAGTGTGTGACATATAGGTAAATCGTTTTGGCGCCAGCATTTTTCAAAGCAGCGGCCGTATGTGTAAATGTCCCGCCACGGGAACAGATATCGTCCACAATCAGAATTGTGCGGCCATCCACCTTCTCAGGTGTAGTCAGTTCCAGACGTTCAATCTGGCCAGTTCTCCAGTCCCGATGTTTAATACCAAAGATATACTCGACTTCCATCAGTTCCGAGTACCTCTTGGCAGCACCCTCGTCTGGGTAGCAGAGCAAGAGGTCGTCTGCACCGATGGTGTCGATTGCTTCTTGGATGAACTCTTTCGGCTGAACAACGAGCACATTGTTGATAAGTGCTGTTGATACATTGGAGTGCGGGTCAAGCACGACCACACGCTCGAAGCAAAGCTCGTTGATGAAGTTAGCAAACCACTTCAACGTGAATACTTCGTCCTTATTCTTTACTCTGTCCATCCTGGCATTTGGGATGTATGGCATATAGAGATAAATAGCGGCATCACTGCCAGCAACAGAACGGATGTGGTTCACCAGATACCACAACAAAATGCACTCAACATCTCCGTCATACTGCCAATCGATTTCATACCGCTCCCAGTCCAAACGGTTAATGCTCTCGTCTATGTTAAAGCGAAAGGATGATGTATTGTCGGGAAATCGGGTGAACTCCACGGTTTTCCCATTCACCAAAATCATCTCTTATCCCTCCCAGTTCTCAATATTGATCTGACACATCTTCATGGCCTTGAGAGCGTTTTTGTGGCTTTCCGGCGTCGCACCAGCGCAGCAGGATGCGTCTACCGTTATCTTGACCTCCGGCAGAAACGCCTTGATGAGAAGAGCGTTGGAGATAACGCAGATATCGGTGCAGAGGCCGACCAGAATGACCTCGTTGATACAGCTACCCGTCTCGTTCTTGAGACGAAGATATTCGCCGAGCGCAGCGGAACCAAACGTGTTCTTTTTGAATGTCGCCGCCCACTTCTTTTGGCCGAGTTCATCTGCCAAAACATCAGGCAGGCACCATCCGTGCTCGCTTGTGATACAGTGTTCAACCGGAAGATACTGCCCCTCCTGGGTTTTCAGATAGTTTTTGCCATGAGAGTCGAGTGTTACAACAATCTCGCCGCTAAACTCCTTCACCTTCTCAATCACGTTCGGAAGAATGGCTTTTGCCTCCGTAGTTCCAAGAGAACCGTCAATGAAATCGTTTTGCATATCTACAACCACTAAAACTTTCACAGTCCTTTTCACTCCTTTTATTCTTTGTAGTATTCTTCATGCCGATATTTGGCGTAAATACAGGTGTCCGTCCCAACATTATCGTTCCCTGTCAGAACAAAACTTTCATCAGAAAACAAAAACCGCAACAGGCGGCTACGGCTTCTGAGAATACCTTCCACAAATTTTAGCAGGTCTCCCTCTTCTGCATGATCCACATAAGCATTTTCGCACAACGAAATTGATTTGCCATAGTATTCAGCCTGCTCAAAGTCACAATCAACTCCTACATCGCTGAGAATTGCGAATATTTTGTTCTTCGCAAATTCTACATCATCTCTGTTATATAGACAGAGCATTGCCGCATATAGATAAGCTGCTTTGTCCTCTGGTGTTTCCAGCTTTCTTTCCTCCCATCCGAAATTTTGACAGTGGAAACAAAGCTTCTCTGGGTACATTTCTGTGTTTCTGCTTTTAGTGATACAGATGCTATGTGTGCTGCTGGAATTGGTTTCAAATACTAAATGTCGCACTTGCCGCATTTTGTCTTTCTCCTTCTATATCAATTACTCTGTAATCTGTCATTACAGATGTCGGGCTATGTTCGGGCCGACATCTGTGATGATACCCAGGAGACGAGCGGAGCGGCGCGACTTCGTCAGGCGCCAGCCTGACTTCGTCGCGCTCGCGCAGCGAGGAAACCAGCAAATTCATACTCTGATTTACAATACAGAGTGTCTGCTTTATGTATGGTTTGGTTATAACAGACAATTACATTACAGAGTTTTGCAGCCTTGAAGAAGCGATGAAAGGGCGAAGCTCCAGAGGGATCATTTATGATCCGAATGGAGCTTCTACCTTTCGAGCTTCTTTGATATTGCTGAGCGAGTTACTCGCTCAGCAGATTAAACCTACCATTACGAACCTCCGATTTACAATACGGAGTGCCCTATGTATGACGACTACGGGCTAACACGCTGCAAAAAAGTTATTGTTCTTGGAAGGAGTACATGACTTCTGTCCACTTTCCCGGTCTCAAATATGTGATATAGACCTTGTCAAACGCCCAGGAGCCGACGTCGTTTATTCCTTTTTCGCCACGATAGTCTCCTCCGCCCAACCCATTTCCGACACAAGTCAAAAGCGGCAGTGGATTGATGCACCAAAGTTCTGAAGATCCATACCGCCTACCCAATGAGTTTTGTTTCACATACTGCTCCATATCAACATAGCATTGTTTTGTGCAGTTCACCAGATAACATTCGGTGTGATCCATATCGAGATGAAACTGCGGCTCGTCCGGATCGATATATGACACATAAATGCCATCCGATTCGTCTCCCCACACGCTCCGATATCTTTTCTGAAATTCACTGGCGCTGGTAATAAAACCATCGCCGAGATTGCATTTATTCACGACAGCGGAGTCTGAATAATCACCTAACCATGCCAAACGTGTCGGATTGTCCTTTATTTCGTTGAGCACTGCATTTACAAAATTATTGCCGATCCATGAGTGCTCCATCAGTTTAAGCCCATTATCAAAGGCATGAGAATATGCTGCCCTCTCTGTGCCATCCTCATGAATCAACAACGGCTTATAATATTGCCCCATTAAACCGCCACCCCCAAAATCTCCATAAAGTTGCCAGCATCAATTTCTTCCTCTTCATCTACAGCATATATTGAAGGAGCACAATTTTTTTCCTCTTCTTCGTCATCTCTCTCGTCCCATTCAGCATAGCTATCCATGTGTTGAAGTACATCTTCTTTATAATCGTCGAAACAATAATCTGCATCTTCATAGCCGCCGTAACCGTCTTCGCGGTAATACAAGCTATCTGTCGGAATGTCTTGGACAAGGTCGCGGAGATTCAGCCAGCTTCGTGATGTTCTGGCGAGGTCAAGGATGATTTCATTCAAATAGTCTGCGTCATAGATATCATCGCAGATATCAATACCATGATCCTGACAAACCATAATCAGATCACCAAATGAAGTGACTTCTTCAATAAACTCTTGGCGTGTCATTGGAAGGCTCCTTTCTCTTAAGATGGTGACCCGAACGGGATTCGAACCCGTGCTACCGCCGTGAAAGGGCGGTGTCTTAACCGCTTGACTACCGGGCCAGGTGGTCTGAGTGGCGAGTCTCGAACTCGCGGCCTCGTGATCCCAAATCACGCGCTCTGCCAACTGAGCTACACCCAGAAATAAAGCCCACTTATTGTGGGCTGGAGTGGGAAACGGGACTTGAACCCGCAACTTCCGGCTTGGAAGGACGGCACTCTACCAATTGAGTTATTCCCACAAAAATCGACGGTTCTAAAAACAGAGCCGGTGTAGACACCAGCATCTTGGAAACTCCCCGTCATGTTTTGAGCTTCTGGTGGAGCCGGCGGGAGTCGAACCCGCGTCCGAAATTTCTACATGAGCAAGACCTTTTTACGCAATAGTTCCTTATTAGGTGATTGCCTTACGGCGTGGCACCAAGATAGGAGCAATATCAACCACAGGGCATACCAATTCGGTACGCCTCCACCACCTTATCTTTTTTTTGAGCAGCAGACAAGGAGAGCTGATTTCGTGACGTATCTTTGACCGCAGACACTTACCCGTCAGAAGGTGTGCCGTTTTGGAATCCAGCCGTCAATCAGGCGGCGACCCTCTCTGCCACAAAGGCGGCGAAAGCGGGATGGATCATAGTGATAGTCTCAGTGTTGTTGTTTAATTTTTAGGTTAGCCTTAAGGCGGTCTCTACCTGCGAATCTTACTCTCTCAAAACCCCGTCGAAACCTTTACGGCCCCGTATGGCGGAACAGGCAGGATTTGAACCTGCACACCCTTTCGGGTTACTGGCGGTTTAGCAAACCGCTTCCTTACCAGGTTAGGATTACTGTTCCATAAAAAGAGCCCGGCGCGAAGCCGGGCTTCTCCACATTGTTATAGACCGTGTGGACGCGCTGTCTTAGAGCATAGTTTGGAGACATCAATGACCCCTTTCGGGGTGGAGCTGGTAACAGGAGTCGAACCTGCGACACTCGGAGTACAAAACCGATGCTCTGCCAACTGAGCTATACCAGCAAATGGAGCTGACGCAGAGATTCGAACTCTGAACCTGTTGTGTACGAAACAACCGCTCTGCCATTAGAGCTACGTCAGCATATGGCTGGGGTGACTGGATTCGAACCAGCGAATGCGGGAGTCAAAGTCCCGTGCCTTACCACTTGGCTACACCCCAAGATATACAACTAATCAGCAATCATACAGCGTTTTCGATGATGCTCATGAAGCTGTTTTCGTCGATTTCTACGCCGTCATCTTCTTCGTACAGTTTGATTTCATGGTCATACACATTCCATCCATACCCACGTTCACAATGTCCGCCGCAGTCATGACCTCGTTCCACAGCATGATCCCATCGGACGTTAATAGAGCCAGCAATTCGGCAAACAGTTCCTGTAGTTCCGATGCGAATATCTTTATTACCATCTGGGTGATTCACCATTGACTCCACTCGATCTCCAACACAAAATTTCGTCACGCAATATCACTCCTTTGTCGGTAAAATAATGTCGAAGAAGGACTTTTCGTCGATATCTTCTTCTGGCCTTTCTTTGTATAGTCTGAGATTTTTAGACGATACATACCACCCATATCCCTCTTCACACGATCCATCACACACATGACCGTTTACGAAGTGATCCATCTCAACTGCATATTGCGTAGTTCCAAATCCTCGAATAATCCCAACATCGCCGCTCCAGATATATGGATTATTACTTGGATTGTCAACTATAATTTCAACCCTATCACCTTTCTGAAATTCTCTCATATCGACTGGTTCCTCCTCACAACCTTCGTACAATTTGACATCTAATTCATGCACATACCATCCATAACCATGCTCACAGTTTCCACTACAATCATGGCCTTCTGGAAGTGGCTTGTCCCATGCAACCCCGATGTAGCCATCATCATCGAAATCACACACAGTTCCAAGGTCGCCAGCAACAATATAATCGCTTTCAAAAGGATAATTTACGATAGCCTCTACTCGATCATACAGCTTAAACTGCATATACAATCACTTCCTTCTTCTGTGCTCTTAAACACATTGAAACTGGGGTACTTGACGCTTGACACCGCTGGTTGGTCAACGTCGCCTCACCGCTCCAATCCTCGCCCAGTTCCAATTGTCCTGCGATTCTTTTTCTTTATCCATGGGAGAACCACTGGTAATAACCCATGCCTTCTTGCGCTTAGCGATTACGCCCGCTTTGCGCTGAGCCTCTTGTCTGATAGTGCCAGCGAGTGGCAAAGTGAAAGGAGGTGGTGTCAATGTCCGTAAAGGACTATGTCATCGGCTCAGAAGGAATTACATTGAGCGGCACGTTTCGCCACGGGTGTTCGGTGACGTTTTCCAGAAACGTGCAAAGGAAGAAAGAAGAGAAGCGGGGCGAAGAACCGCCCCGCTGATGGGAGAGGGTGGATTCGAACCACCGATACTGAAAGGCCACATGGCGCCTCAAAGCCAAACAGCGAAGGCTTAATCCTCCTGCTTACCTCTTGCATACTCTCCCTGATTGATAGTTAAAACACAGGTTTTATTCCCATACATAATAGACGTACTGCACTGTTGGGCAAAAAGACGTTGGATTCGGGGTTTTCAGGCTGTTCCTATTTCAAAGAAAAACCTGAATCCAACTCCAAAAGCCCTTGAACTGCTTCTTTTCTCTTCGTTGTTCATGATCTGCATTACATATGATGTCTTGATGCGGGCTCTTGAAGACCGGCGAAGAGTCGTCGCTCGCCTTGATGCCTGTGGGCTTCAGGGTGGTCCGCTGGTATGCTTGTTTGATATTTCGTGAAAACCGTTGAGCCAGGCCGGGTTCCGGCTTTGTGCTCCTTGGCTGCTTCGTGATGGTTCGGGAGATGACCTCTGCTTAGGAATCTACGGCCGCCGCGGCAGCAGTGCGCCGGCCTGGCAGGCTGCCTCCTGACTCTTCCTTCATCCCAGCCATTCGTTACTCTGATTTACAATACAGAGCTTTAAGCCTTTCGACTTAAAAATTCATCACATACAACGAAGTCTATTTTATATGAACAATGTATTTTTTGTCTATCATCCGGAACCCTACAGATTCATACTGCTCCCATATCAATTCCCAGTTGATGTAGTCCATCATGGCACTGTTAGCTATCGCATCGAGCATCTCATCGGTAATCCCATAGTCGAATGGAACATTGAGCTGTGTCGCAAGATAGTATCCGGCCGTTTCTTTTGCGTTTAATGGCAGATCAACGTCGGATATATCACCGAACATGAATTCGTTCTCTTTCAGCTTTCTGACGAAATCCTCGTTAAACAAATTACCAGAAGGAGCGGCCTCAAGTAGGACTTGCAGATATTCTTCCGTCATACCCGGATTTTCGCTGTTAATTTCATCGAGAATATCGTTCAGTTCCTTGATACTGTCATTCCTGGTAATTGAGATGGTTGGCGAGGTGGACAGAATGATATAGTCGTAGTGGTTTTCAAGTTCTGCCCGAAGATTACATGGTAATGTCAGGATCTTGGATTCCCCGCAATCCAAATCACTGACTTCAACAGTCAATTGAATCATATCAACCACTTCCTTTTCTGCAAAAACTTTGTAATCTACAGTAGCGTGCGCGCGTGTCCCGGAATTCGTTGTTGATTGTGGTGTCCTTTACCTTCGCTAAGCGGCTTTAGTGCTCTCCGGTTTTCTTTGGATGAGTCCAGCCTCTTTTGGCCTGAGTGGCCTGGTTTCCTGTAGCGACTCTGCTTGGTTTCCTTTCGTTTCTGTCGGGTTCGTCTGGCGTTCTGCTGTCGGAAGCCTCGTGGTCGTTTGCTCAGGATCTGTACCTGTACCTGCTGCGCCCTAATGTTCGCGCTACCTCCACCCGGCCATGCGTTACTCTGATTTACAATACAGAGCGTCTCTTGATTGACAAAAGACTATCCATTACAAAGTTTTCATTTGTTATGCGGCCAAATCATCATGAATGGTGCGCATTACGTCCGTGTGGTACTTGTCATTGTTGAATTTGATGACCTCGTCCACATATCCCCCTTCCACCATGCGATAGTAGTTGATAAGGCCACGCAAAACTTGAACATCATGCAGCTCCCACATGATTCCGTTTCGGCGGTCAAGAATGTAGTTGCTAATCATTGCACGGAACCGTTGCTTATTCTTATAACCGATAGTAATCTCATTGTCTTTGTTGAGCATCAGACCGAGATTCCAGTTACTCCCCGCCCTTGATCCATATCTGGTCTTTTCATCTTTGATTTTGAACGGAGCGTAAAATTCGGCCAGCGTATTGTTAATAAATCCAATAACGCTGTTATGGTCGAACTCCTGCCGGCTTGAGATGATGGAGTCATCGGCATATCTGGTATACACAAACGACTTCCCATCAAAATTCCGCAGGGCGTTGTAGATTTTATGGTCGATTGGGATCATCATTAGATTGGTGAGCATGGGAGAAATCGGCGTGCCCTGTGGCAAACCGCCATGCAGGAAACACAGGCTGAGTGCCTTATCCAATGCATTTCTACCGCGTTCACACTTTACGATCTCGCTAAACGGAAAGATAAGAGATAGCGAGTATCGAAGAAACTCTTGCGTTGTGCTGCCAAAGAAGTTAGAGAAGTCCGTTTTCAGGAACCAACGGCTCCCGTTTTGCTGATGGCGCTTGATGGCGTCGATGGTAGACCGCCCTGGAACATAGGCAAATGCTGCCGTATGATACTTGGCAAACATCTTTTTCTCAAACAGCGTTTTCAAATTACGGAGCGCTGTCATCAGTTCCTGTTCCGGCGCGTTGATTTCACGCAAGCCGCCGGACTTCTTTGGGATGTAGAAGGTGTCGTACAGCTTTTCTCTGGGAACATCAAAGAGACTGTCGTTCTGCTCACAGAACCTCTCCAGATCAGATGTCATTTCCGCAAAATCGAAGCGCTCCAGGAACTGTGGCTTAAGATAGCGTGAGAAATATGTCCGGGTGTTGGATTCGTTCGATGAGATCATAGACCGCATATTGACCTCGCCAGAGATAATCTCCTCAAATGTGATCTGATGATAGGACGGCGATTGCATAACAGTTATGTATGGCATAAAAAATACCTCCTCGCCTGTATTCAAATATACAGTAGTGTCTTCTGGGCGGTGATCCTTAATGGCGTCTGAAGGCAGCAGTTTATCCACTGGCCATACCGAGTTCGTTTGGGCTTTTATTTATTTCCCTTCAGGAAGTACGGGTTTGTGCTTGTTGTACGGCCTTGTCGGTATGGATTCGGATATTGCACTATGCTTGTGCTTGCTCTGGTATGAGGGGGTATGAGCTTCGACTCGTGGGCCTCTTGCTTACTAATAAGAGCTTGAGCTGCTCCCTGAGCTACCTCCCGCCGGCCATTCGTTACTCTGATTTACAATACAGAGCACCCTCAACCCTGATGAGCTGAGAGTAATACAATACAGACTAAGTTAAAGAAGCGGCGGTCATAGATTTGGCCGCCGCTTTAGTGCAGCTTGTTAAAATGCGTCCACCTCAAAGCTAAACGCGTCCACAAGAATCATTTTGCGGAGCTGTTCGCCTTTTACGAAGTTGATGAAATTCGCTACGCCATAAGCAACAATCGTACGCACCGTCGGAACGACAGAAAGTGTGATGTTGCAGGCGGAGACAGGAGTTGCTTCCTTCGCCTCATCATGGGAAAAGCCCATGCTATTGATGAAGCTTTCCACCATCTTCTCGTCATTCCAGGCAGCGGCATAGTGCTGTGCATCCGTCAGCCGCATCCGGAAATCAAACATCCCCTTGACAAACGTGTTATCCTTGCAGGCGGTGGCGATTTCCCGGCGAAGGTCAATGTTATCCACCGCCAGGAAAACGTAGCCAGAGAGCCGTTGTCCAGTCCAGCCTTCCCTGATGAGTTTCAGATCGCTGGCACACTCCGGGTTGATCTCGGCGAGATACTCGGCCAACGCATCGACTTTGGCCTTGCCGATATCCGTGTGCCGGAACATCTGATTGGCGATGTTATGCGGCTCCACGTTATCGAAATCGTACAGCGTGATCTTAGTAATGCCGAACCGCACCAGATTCTCAGCGACCGTGGAACCAATAGCCCCACAGCCGATGATGTGAATCCGTGAGTCGAGCATATCCGGCTTGAAGAATTCGTAAGATTTTGCCAAGTCCATGATTTGTCTCTCCTTTCTCACTCTCAGGAGTAAACCCTGTAGTCATCGCCGCCAACTCCGTCGTATTCCTGAAAGGAACGACCGATATCGGCGCCCCCTTTGTTCTTCGGCTTACTTTTGACACCAACGGGAGCGACATTAGCCTGGGTCGGAGTCGAGGCTGCTTGTGTGCTGGTCTGCACCGTCTGGGCGATGGACGTAACCTTCCCTTGCTGGTAACTGCCCTGGTAGCCCCCCTGATAGCTGCCCTGGTAGGTTTTTCTGGTGACAATTGCCTTTGCATCGTTGAGGAAAGCCTGGAGATTTACGCCCTCGTCGCCAATATATACGTCCACGTCCGCCGTCTCGTACAGCGTGTTGTTCTTCAAATCAAAGATGCGGACGAAGTGCTCGTACCGCTTGTTCCAGATCATGAAGATGTAGAAATCCTCATCGGTGATCTGCTCCAGGATCTTTTCCTGGTGGGTGGTGTCCACACCGGACGGAGACACGCTCATATTCACATGGCTGTGTCCCTGCATCCGAATGTTGTTAAACACGTCATCCTCGAATGAATAGAGCCACGTCTGATAAGCGTCCTGGTCGGTATTGACTGTCGCCCCGGTGACTACCTGCGGATACACCAGGATATCGGTGATGTAGAAGATAGAGGGATTCTCCTCGTCACGATGGACTACACCGTGCCACGCAACCTCGTCGCTGAACTGCTGGATAAGGCCGTTCATTTTGGCGAAGGCAATGGTAGACAGGTAGATGGTAGCCCTGTCGTTGTCCTCCCACTTAAACGTCCGGCTGTACTCCAACTTGCCGTCGAACATCTTGACGGACCTGACTTTTTCCAGGAACTCTTCCTGAATCTTCGCAAGCAGCTCGTCTGTGAGCTTGATAGGCTTACTCATTGCTTTCCTCCTCTTTTTCCTCCGCCTTGACATCTTGTTCCTCCAACCATAACACGGCCTCCAACGGCGTCTTGGTAGAGCCGTCGGGCATTTCGATGACCTTCCCGATCCTGGTCGAAAACAGCTCCTGCGTCATACGCCCAGTGGTCATGCTTTCCAGGACGTTGACACTTTTTGCGGACTGGACGCAAGCCGCTACAGCGCCAACATAGTCCCGGTTTCTCATGGATTGGCGAATTGTCCGCTCGTTGTCGCCCAAACAGTGGAATCCTTGGATATGCTGGTTGGGCGTATGGTCCATGATAATCTCCCGTGGGAAGTCGTATCCGTCTACACCGCGATATCTTCCGTCGTCAAAGTTCAGCCGATATGCGGCGCAGATACGAATCTTCAAAGTTTCCTTCAGGAAGATTTCTGTCATCAGCCGTTTGATCCGTTCGTACGTCATCTCGCTATGACCAACCGACTGGTAGAAGTAGCTGCGTCTGTTGTTGATGATGGACTCTGCGGCATCCGGATCAAAGTTTGCAACCGTAGTGGTAACGACAAACTCGATTTCACCGTTGTTTACCCGCATCAAATGAAGGGCGTTGTTGCAGAGGAAGAACTCCAGAAGCTCGCTGCTCTCCTCGCCGCCGCCGTTCTCGATCTTGTCCTTCAGTCCGCACTCCTGAGTTTTGAGATCATTCATCTGCTGATAGAGGGAAGCGAACTGTCGCTCCAGCTCCTGGAAATTGCGATCCATTCCAACAATCTGACTGCGGATATTCTGAAGCTTACGGCGGTCAAACTGCGTCTCAAATCCAGTCAGCTTACTGCGAATGATTTGTGACCGGAAGTCAAACCGTTTGGCGAACTCCTGGATCTTGGCCTCGTAGTCGGGGGCGTACCGCTTGATGAGCGTTGCAGCAAGCTCCGTTTCCTCTGTGGTGGCCGGATTCTCGTTGAAATACCAGGGAAAGTACCTGGGAATCAGAGACGCCAGAGTGTGCCATCGTTTTAGATTCATCCGCTCCGTAAAGATGATCGTATTGCGAAGTTCCTCATTCATATAGATCTTGGCACGGAACCTCGCATTCTTCTCAATCCAGGCGGATAAATCTTCCACCAGCCGATACCCGGAAATGGTTTTCGGCACACCCTCTGCAAGCCTCTCGAAGCAGGCCGTATTGCTCTCGTCATCATTCTCGAAGGAATGAATGAGCAGTTCTCCACGGCTATCGCCGTAAAGAATATCCATGCCGCTCATAAAAGCCCTGACACAGTCTCTCGCTGACGAACCAGTCAACTGCCCAGAGCTGTAGTCCGAGTGGGTGTGCCGCAATTTGATTGACTCCTCTTTCGGAACCCTGCTGTACAGCAAAGCCCTTAAGGTTGCGACGAACGATTCATCGGAGCGGAAATTGCATCCGTCGATGTTATGAAACAAACTCGACGCGACCTCATTGGCGAGAGTCAGACCAGTGATTTCTTTTGAGAACATAGCCTGCTCCTTTTCTTAAAAATTTAAGGGCTCCCACCATTCAGATGGGAGCCCTCGACCCTATGTATGGGCTGTGGTCCTGTGCTGCTTAGGCGTTGTCGGCCTTGACCACAGAGATCAGGAAGCAGCGGTCGTGGCCGGGCTCGCCGGTGTAGCCCAGCTCGGCGAAGGTCTGGTCCCACTTGGCGCCGGTGATGGTATCGCCGTCCAGGGACAGCATCCCCATAGCGTAGTCCAGGCCGGTCTCGCCCTTGGTGCTCTCCATGGCCTCGCGGATGGTGGTGTTGGGGTTCAGGTTGAAACGGAAGCGCTTCAGGTTGTTGCCGATAGTCACGTTAATCATGATTCATTTCTCCTTTTTATTCAAAAAATTTTTTTGGATGGATTGGGGTTGCCGGGCGGGGATTGTTTCACCCCGCCCGGATAGGTGTCGTCTTAGACGACGGTGATGTTGGCCATGACCTCGTCGTTCTCGGCCTTGACTGCGGCCAGTGCCTCGTCGATGCCGGCCTCCACCTTGTTCAGGCGGACAACGGCCTTGCCGACCAGCTTGGCGGCGTAAGCCTTCACATCCTCGACACCAGCGGGAACGGGGATGGTGATGGTGGCCTTCTTCTCTGCATCATGGGTCTCGGAGGCGAACGTCGCGCCGTTCTGGTTGATGCTGCCGTTGGCAGCGGCGGTCTCCACGCGGAAGATCTCTTCCTTCTTGCCGTTCTCGTCGGTCTCAACCAGACGGAGGGCACGAGGACGATACTCCTCCAGCGTCTTCAGAGCCTCCAGGCTCTTGCTGCTGGTGACGACAATCGCATCGCCAACAATCGTGATCTTTGCCATACTGATACATCTTCCTTTCTGTTCGGGCTCAGCCCATTTATGTATCCCGTTCGCTCACCCTCCAGGACATCTCTAATGTATTGCTCCAGTCGGGTTATCCAGCCTGAACCACGAGGAGGTGGGACCGCTCAGGCCATAAGAAAGCCCCGCAGCACTTCAACTGCGGGGCATAATGATTTGATTGAAATCTTCAATGGAGATGACAGGAGAATTGCAGGCCATGCCTTCTGGGTAATAGTAGAAGACGCAACATGGATAATAGTCATCTACATCTTCCGTTCCAACCTCCAGAACAACCTCTCCAGTCTCCACATCTTCCATAACAAGGACATCGCTGCCATATTCGTCGCGTTCCGGTTTCATGTAACAGCGCATTTTCTGAGGGGCAAATGAATTCCTTGGAGGTTCATCGGATATGGTGAGGTCTCTGCACCTGCTTCTGTATCCATCGTCTGGGTCTTCAACTGCCATGTAGTGAGCACCATCTAAGGTAAACTTTACGAACTGACAGTCCTGATCTCCTTCCCACTCGTCATACACAGTGATGTATCCGATTTCGACACCAGATAATTCATGAATTCCGGTCAAGTCAGATAATTCCACTCGGTCACCTCCCAAGAATGGCATAGAAGCTTTCGTCTGAGATTTCTTCCTGCTCCTGCTCACCATAGAAAGTGCATTTCTTAAATCTGTTCCAAGGGCTATCATCTGTGCTGGACTTAGGCCCGCGCTTCACCATGGTCCCCTGAACAAAGTAGCAAAAGTCTTTTTTGTATTTTCTCCAATACCTTTCACCGGTTGGTTTAATACCATTAGGATATGTAATACCATAGTCTGCTAAAATTTTGGCAAGTTCTCGCTCTAAATCTTCTTTTGGGCAACTGATGGCAATCTCACATCTGCCAGTTAGCATAGATGTATCAAATGGCTCATCCCACATTTGACCCACCTCCTTTAACTACCCCTCCCCGCGAGGATAATTGCTTCAAAGTCAGTGTCGGAAATTTCAATATCAGGTTCCGAGCCGTAAAATGTGCATTTTATGCCAGAACGACATCCTGTATTTCCTGAAACTCTGCCGTATGACATATGTTTGGAGAAACTGATATGGTAGCACATATCATATTTATATTCACTCCAGTAACTTTTGTACGACACGGGGCGCTCCCCAGTGACCCATTTGACCCCGTTTTCACCAAGAACATCCATCAATTCTTCAGCCGCTTCGCTTTCTGGGCAATGGATAATAACCTCGTGTCTGCCATCAAGCATAGATGGAGAAAATGGAGCATCGAAGCTATCGCTCAAATCCATTCGCACTCACTCCTTTCGATTCGTTCAATATCCATCCTCGCCCCATTGTCCTGCGGAATAGGCAGGAACTTTCCGTAACAATCTGGGTCATAAGGATTTTTATCAAGATACCACAGTCCCATGAACACACCGTAGCAACCGACTTTTCGATGCCACATGACTGGACCGCTGTATCCTGACGAACGGAATCGAACGAAATCACCTGTCATGATTTCGTTTCGATCACAGTCAAGCAACCCAGTGGGAAGTCCGATGCGTTCTTTCTTGCTTCTTGGGACAGGGATGAAGCGCTTCTTCTCCACTGCTATCGAATTTCTTTTTCATCCACAATGACCTCCCAGTTTCCAAAGGAGCCGTGCATAATCAGAGAACCCATGCGGAAATCATCATTGATAACATCACCAACGGACAGGTTGTCGTAATATTCCTTATCAACCGGAATCTCCAGCGTGATTTCGTTCATCGAGTCCTTGATGTGCTCTTTGATGCTCAGCGTAAAGTGAGATTGCTTAATGCGGAATGTAACCACATATTTCGCAATCCCGTTTGCTTCTCTTGCATCAAGAATCTCGGCCTCGATAGCGGCCTTCTGCTCCTGTAAAACCGCTATCTCGTCTCGGAGCTCTGCACGCTCTTGCTCCAAATATTCGTTGCTCTCAGTGCAACTGGGGAGCGCAACGAACATCATAAACAGTACAACAACTGCTAAAATCTTTTTCATAACACACCTCACTCAAAAATTTTCCAATATGCGGGTGAGGATTTGCACCTCACATAGAGCCGATTATTGCCAAGCAGAACCGCTGCGGACAGGACTACTTCGTCCACCGTGATTCAACCACCACCCGCCACGTCAGAGTCGAACTGATGTCTGCTCCTACCTGTACTGTTCATAGCGTCTACCTATTCCGCTACCGCATAAAAGGTCTGTTTATTTATAAGGCATCCAACTCGGCTTGGAGCAAGGCCAGCTCATTCTTGATAGCATCAATGATGCCAACGGAGAGCCGCTCAGAAGCAGACACTTCGTTGTTACACCACCCGTGCGAGGTTCTGATTGTAACTTGAGCATTCTGCTGTTTCGGTGCAACAAAGAAACTGAGCTTGCCCCAACACTGCTGAGTATCTTTCAGGAACTTGCTGAGCACATCAATTTGCTCGTTAATAAGGTTGGCTTGTTTCAAGTCTTCTTTGGTCACTTCTCCACCCTCCTTACTTAATCATTTCGGCCAGTTCCTCGGATGAGATATCGAGGAGTTCAGCGCCGATTGCAAGGAGGAGCGACACTGTTGCCTCGTCGCCCTCGTTGACGAGAATGAACGATTGGATGGCGTTTACAACATCCTCCGGGAAAAGAACCGTGTTCATGTGACGCACCTCATTTCTTGAATTTGCTATGAAAGGACTGTTTTATTTGGTTTACCACGGCCAAACTGTGATACAATAGAACAACGCACCTCCAAGGAAGAACCAATCCAGCCGGTCGAGAAACCTTTTATAGCTTGAATCATAATCTTCCTTTGCCCAGGATTGAAGCGCCAAATGCAACAGTGAAACAGCCGCAGCGGCGAGGCAATAAATGATAAACAATGTTTTGCTGCTCATTACCTTCACCTCAATCTAAAATTATTTGTTGCATAAGAAAAGCGCCGCATCAGCGGCGCCCTTCCAAAACTATGTAGCCAGGGACGAACAAATCTATTGTGGAAAACACCTTATTGCGCTGGATATCATCGGCTGGGATAAAAGAAATCTCCGTACTAACACAATAAAAGTCTGCATCGTCATTTTCATGGTCAAGTCGCATCGAATGAATATCCAACCCCTGCGGAGCTACAACTTTTACCGCATCAATAAGGTTCATGACACCTTTGTCTGGCACATCATCAACCTTGTTTCTTTTACGAATAAATCGTACAGTAACTTTACTCTGCATTTATAACACCAACCTTGTATCAGTGGCTCTAAATAACGTCCTCAATTTCAGACTCACAAACAAACGTGCGCCGAAAACCCATGTCAACAAGGTAAAGGTTTTCATTTATCTTGACAGGCTCTGTGGAGGCAGGAGCGCTATCCACAATTTTGCCAAACTGGCTGAACTTAAACTCATCCGTTCCATTCTTGGCTATGCGAACAAACCTAACTTTCACACCATTTGGGAGCAGTTCTTTTCTTTTCATTGAATTTTGCCACTCCCTTCATCAAGGACCTAAACGAATTGTACCACATCTATTGTTGAGCTGCAATGTATCAAAGAGCTATTTGATTGAATATGTGGGGCAGCGGGAGCGACCCGCCAACCCCACACACCCTTTGCAAAGCCCTTGCGCAATCTGATGACTACGCTCGGCACCCGGCGGAAGGAATCGAACCTTCTCAAACCTAACCGGGATATAGATGGGCGGGCATCGTCCTTCTATGCCCACCCATATAGAAGATATTTTACATCGTGTTTTAAGCTCTTTGGCCAATGCCTCAGCTTATCTAACTCAGGTGCAGAATCTGTATCAGCCCACAGGCCGTGACCGCTCCAGAAAAGAAGCACCATAGGATTTTTAAGTTTTTGCTCAGCTTGTTTTCTTCGCTGTGGAATTTGCAAATTGTATCCAAGACAAAGCAAGCAATGAACATCACATAGAAAATCCTTGACAACATAGAAATGCTCACAAGCGCACCTTCATTTACTTTTTGTCGAAGAACCTGCGGAAGAACTCAATCATCTCTTCTTCTTCTGGAAAGAACGGGTCGCGGCCAGCGGAAGCCATCTCGCCAAAAACATTCACCATCAACTGACCGAAGCGCCAGTCAGATGCGTTGCTTGCCCAAATGTCGGCAAGTTCATTGCAGAACTTGTAGATCCTTTTCGGGTCTCTCATGTTACACGCTCCTTTATTCAAACCAGTCGTTAGTCCATTTGTGATGACGTTTTGTGTCATAGCTCTGGTGGATATCAACAAAGCAAAGCCATCGAATTTCATTGCCCGCCACGACAGGAAGAAATGCGAACTTCCTTATGACTCGTTCCTCTCCGGCATATGGACGAAAAATCATGTTTGAACTTCTCCCTCTGATATACTGGATTTTTTTTGGTGGAGATAGTCGGACTCGAACCGGCGACCCTCTGCTTGCAAAGCAGACGCTCTCCCAACTGAGCTATATCCCCGAATGGTGGATCATCAAGGAATCGAACCTTGGCCAGCCGGTTATGAGCCAGCCGCTCGACCTTCGAGCTAATGATCCATGGAGCCGGGAGATGGGAATGACCCACCACGCTTCCATCGACGTACCCATGGCATCGACTTCAGTTTCTGTTCAAACACCCGGCATAGAACCGGCTTTCACGGTTCGTTCTGGAGAGAACGAGCTTGGATTTCACATGGAATTGGCGGCTTTTGAGAGGAGCCGCCAGAACCTCGAAGTCTTACTCCTGGCCCGCCTGATAGCCAGTCTGAGCGGGAGCAGCCGCAGGAGCCTGAAACAGGCCGCCGCCCATCATCTGGCTCATCATCAGCATCTTCATCAGACCGCCGCTCTTCCCCTCGCCGTCGTCGTCGCCGGACAGAGCCATCAGCATCAGGGGATTCATGCCGCCGAACAGGCCGCCAGCCGGAGCCGCAGAAGTTGCCGCAGCATTGCCGCCCATCATGGTCATCATGGCGATGGTGGTGAACAGATCATCCTCGCTGTCGGTGTCGCCCAGCAGCATCAGGAACATGGGATTGATACCGTCACCGCCGCGGCCGGTCATCATGGTAAACAGGGAAGTGACCTTGGCATAGGGGCAGTAGCCCATCACGGTGTTGATCTCCTTCACCAGGGTGGCGGTACGGCCGCTTTCCAGGGAGACGCCCTTGATGGCGCCGGCCTCGGTGATGTTGGTGACATAGATGTACTTGCCGCCGTTGAGGACCACGTCGCCGACGTGGACGTCCTTCACGGGCATGACGAAGACCATCTTGTCCAACGCCTCGGAGCCCAGAACCAGATCCATGCAGTTGTTGATGGACTTGCTCTCGGGATCGTAGAACACATAGTCGCCGTCCTTGCGGCGGTAGGCGATGTCGCCGGAGATGCTCAGGGCGACGGAGCCGTCGTCGATGGTGTGGGGCATATACTGCTTCAGCATCTTCTTGAAATCAAACTTCATTTTGGAACTCTTCCTTTCAGTTTTAGTTTTGGTATCGAAGGCATCGGACTTCTCAGGGGTCACAGGGGTTGCGGAGGCACGACTGGTGGGAATACTGGCGCTCTTAGGAACCATGCGATGACCAGACGGCTTAGTGTCGATCCGCCTGCGAACAGGCTCACCAGCAAAGTCGTTGGCGTGCCAGACCCACATTCCGTCATCCTCGGCGATGGAATAGCCGGGTTCGCTTCCGGGAATATCCACGACGTTCTCGCCAGTGATGGTGACCTGTGTTCCGGCCAACGCCACCATTGCCGGGGCATGAAGGTCGTCGAGGTCAGACCTCACCAGAACCAGATCACCGACGTGGTACTGCTCCGCGATGCCGGAGAACATCTGGTCGGTCCAGATGCAGAATTCATCATCCTCTTCGATGAAGTATCCGTTTTCTCCGACGTCGGTAATGGTCACAGTTTCTCCACGCAGGGCGTCCATGGAACGGACGAAGTTATAACAACTGTGGCCATCATCCATCGCATAGTCGCGCCCAATCACGAGGTCGTCCCGAACCTTTACCATGTCCCCTTGTTTGTACTTGGGCATTAACCAAACTCCTCGTATAATAAGATTTGCAGAAGAATTTTAAGTGTATCTGCATAGTGCACTCCGTTTGGCCAACAGGTTT